CCATCAGGAACTGGTGCGGATTCTGATGTCCGTGGGACTGACGCTGGGAATCCTCCTGCTGGTGTGTGGCACTGCGACCAGCGTGATCGGCAGCGTCGGGATGATATTTTCCCGGACGGCAGCCCTTGCAACCGGACTTGGGAAAGCATTGCTTTTATTGCCTGACCGGATGGATACCTTATATATAAAAGCCCTATACGCAAAAGACGGGATCGTTAAAATGGGGAGTTCCGTCCTCGCGTTAGGAAAAACGCTTGCGATGAGCGGCATATCTGCCCTGAAAGGATTTGGAGCCAGCCTGGCAGCAATGGCGCGGCAGGCGATGGCGGCGGCAGCTACGGCACTGCCCGGATTGATCTCCGGCGTATGGGCATTTACGGCAGCACTGCTGGCAAACCCAATCACATGGGTTGTGATCGGAATTGTGGCGCTGATTGCAGCAATCATCCTGTTATGGAATAAATGTGAATGGTTCCGCAATGGCGTAATGGCGATTTTTAACGGAATCAAATCAGGGCTGTCGACAGTCTTTAATGTGGCAAAAAGTGTGTTCGAGGGAGTCAAGAATGCAGCGGGGAATGCGCTGGAAGCAGCACGGAGCACGGTGTCTGAAAAGCTTAACAACATGAAACAGGCGTATCATGAGCATGGCGGCGGCATCCGGGGCATCGCAGCGGCAGCCGTGGAAGGCGTGAAAGGTTATTATACAGCGGGATTTACTTTTATCGATAACCTGACCGGCGGGAAGCTGACTGCAATCAAGGAAAAGTTTACGGCAGGGATCCAGTCGATCAAGGATAAGATCACTGGTGCGATTGGTTGGTTCCGAAATTCCGGGGAAAAAATTATGACAACCTTCACGGAAGGGATTAAGGCAGCAATCAATAAGCCGGTGCAGGCTGTGAAAGGCGCGCTGCAGAAGATCCGCAACATGCTTCCGTTTTCGGACGCGAAAGAAGGTCCGCTAAGCCAACTGACCCTTTCCGGGCAGAAAGTAATGACTACTTTTTCGAGCGGCATGGAGATGGAAGAGGATGCACCTGTGCAGACCGTGCAGAAGTCCTTTGAAAAAATGGATTTTAAGGTAGCAACTGAAAAGCCGGAGCCGAAGAAGAAAAAGGATGAACCAAAACCGCAGGACGGCACGGACGGGATGACGGGAGGGAAAAAAACCATCATCCAGAAGCTGGTGCTGAATGTGGATCTAAAGAAGATCAAAGACCTTCAAAAGCTGCTGCAGTTACTTGAGGAAATTGAAGATTATACAAACGGCAATGGTCCGGATACGGAACCGGAGCCGCAGATGGTATGAGAAAGGAGGATACCAGTGATCAATGATCTATACAGACGGAAGTGAAGTAATGGTTGACGGTGTCCTCCTGCCGGGCTTATTCAAATCGCTTGAAGTTACGACCGCAGCGGAGATCGAAGAGCAGGAAGTAGAGGGCAGCACGGCGAAGCCGAAACAGGCGACAGGATATGAGGATGCAAAAATAAGTGTGGAGTTAATTCTGCTGGATGATGCAGATGGGATGACGAAGGAAAGTAAGCTGGAAGTGATCCAGAACTTCTTCAGACAGCCGGGACAGGAGATCCCGGCTGTCCATACCATTGTAAATGAGCATACTGTCCGTCGGAACATCTCACAGGTATTATTTAAGCAGATGGTGTCGAAGACGACGAACGCAAACGACCAGTTATCCGTGACGATGGAGTTTTGGGAATATATCCCGATGACCATATCTGTGACATCGGCGAAAAAAGCCGGAGAAACCAATTATGCGGCGGACGGGGCTGGCTCTGGAAGCGGAAATTTGAACAAAGACTATGAAAAATATTTGGAGAACAGGGGACAGGCACCGAAGCAGAAGGACAAAACGGTAAAAACGCCGGCTAAGGATAACAGGAGACCGTATGTGAAATGAAGACACAGAATTTATTTTACCCGGTACAAAGGGCTGTTATTGGCGGGTATGACATTCAGGCGGGGATTTCGATAGAAACCTTTTCGGATAAATCTTATTTGTATGACTGGGCACGGATCCGCTTCACACGGCAGTTTAATGGGATTTTATCATTAAACCGTGGGGATGAGGCAGAGATCCTGATGGGATATGACGGGCGGCTCCAGACAATTTTTAAAGGATGCGTGGCGCGGCAATATAATGCAGCGACATACAAAGATGAAATCCTGATCAAAGATTATACCTTGAAATTGGAGGAGTCCAGAATATCAGGGACATTTTTAGATGTAACACCGCAGGATCTGGTGCAGATCG